CGCCGATGATGTGGCCTGTGCGACGGTGATGGCAGCCGTCTCGTCGTTGCGGGTCACTGTGACTGGAGCCGACGCAGTGATGTCCAAGATTCGCGCCTGCGCCGCGGCCAACGCGTTCTGCGCCGTGGTGGTGGCCGTGTCGGCTTTTACGCCGGCCTGTTTGGCGAGGTCTCTGGCGCCTCCGATTTCGGCCGCGGCGTCGCTTGCGGCCTTGTTGGCTTCGGTGGCGGTTCTGCGGACCGTTTCGAGGTCGGCGGCGGTCACATCGGCGCTGAACGTCCAGTTGGAGAGGGTGAGGCCGCTGCCGGCGTAGTAGGCGTGGCCGTCTCCGGAGCTTGATCCACCGCCGCCGGTCTCGCCGGTCGATTCCGTGGACGCGGTGGTCGCCTCGTAGGTTACGGTCGGGATGCCGTCCTTGACTTTGATGATCTTCTTGGTGATCTCGGCGGTGACCCTGATGCCGGTGGTGTTGTCGCGGCCGGTCACGGTGTCGCCCACGTCGAGGTCGATGCCGCCGGTAACGTCGAGGTCGATGCCGCCGGTAACGTCCACGTCGATGCTGCCTGTATCTCGCAGCTCCTGGAGCTTTGTCTTGCCTTTGGTCTCGAGTTCGGCGGCGTCGGCGTTGCTGAGCTCGTAGACGCTTGCGCGCTCGTCCGCGCCTTTGATGGTCTGCGTGTGGCTGAGCGTGCCTTTCTGGTCGGCGTACCAATGGACGACGATCCTGTCCTTGAGTTCGCCCTTGCCGAGGCAGATCAGGTGATTGATCGGATGCGAGGCGAGTGTCGCGTCGAAGTCGATGAGGTCGGAGTCGATGAGGTCGCCGGCGGCCGTGATCGGCGGCGCGTCGACTGTCACGCCGTTCTGCGCTGCGGTGATGCGCAGCCGCAGTCCTGATGCGCGCAGCATCTTGGACAGGCCGCTCCACGCGTCGCAGTACCGGTCGAACCGCCAGTTTGCGTTTTTGGACGCGCCTTCCGTGACGGTGATGATGTCCTGCAGCCCGATACGGGAGATGACGGTGCGCAGGAGCGTGCCGATCGTGCCGCTCACGGTCAGGTAGTCCTTGCCCTTGTCGGGTTCGAGGATCTTCGAGGCGAGCAGGCCGTGCCAGTCGCGACCGTGGTAGGTGAGCTCGCCCTCGCCGCCGGTGACGCTGGTCTTCACGTCGTCGACGATGCCGCCCCAGCCTGTCCCGTCGACCCACCATCGGCAGCCTGGTTTCAGGCGTGCCGGGCATTGGAGTTCGAAGTCGTTCTCCCCCGACCCGTATGCCAGGTCGAGCGTCCATGAGGCGTACGAGCCGGACGGCGTGCCATTCGTGTCGGTGACGATCAGGTCCATGGCGGTTCGCTCCTCTCTTCGATGGCGGTCAGGTCGAATTCGAATCCGCCAGCCCAGCTGATCGTGCTCGTGCCGGGGGGAAGCGGTTCGAAGATGTAGGTGCCGGATCCGCGTCCGGTGCCGCGCACGGCCTTGGCGAAGAGGTTCGTGCGCAGGCCGGTGTCGGAGATCATGATGACGGTCCTGGCGTCAGCGGTGCCGTCGATTTCGAGTCTGCTGCCGGCCGGAATGGTCGCGTCGACCTCGTACCGGTTGGGGCCGATGATGACGTACGGGTTGACGCATGGGCCGAAGATCGTGAGGCGTATCGGCTGCGGCATGCCGCTCGTGTTGGCCACGGTGTCCAGAATGCTCATGCCGCCGTAGTCGTGCGGATAGTCGTGCGGGTAGTCAAGTCCGCTGCCGGCGTCGGTTCGCGGATCGTGATGCGTGGTGGTCTCCCTCCGCCACACGCCGTCCAGGAGCACGACGGCAAGCTGCGTCTCGACCATCGTGGGCGTGATGGTCTGCGGTTCCGCCTTGACCACGTAGGCGCGAGTCGTCCACCCGTCCGCGTCGAACGTGCCGGGCGTTCCGGCGGCCACGTCCGCGTCGAACAGGCGGCGAGTCGAATCCACCTTCTCGGGGCAGCGGACATAGGTTAGGTCAAGCTCGGCCTCGCGCGCCGTGCGACTTACTCCGGTTAGACTCCGGTATCCGAGGGTGTACGACCATTCGCGGCCGCGCAGCCCCTCCGCCGTCTGAGCCCAGATATCGGGCCCTTCCAGTGGGATCGTCTCACCGGTCGAGGCGCACACATAACTAAGCGATCGCATTTCGTATCACCCTTCCGAGTTCACGACCATCGACTTCGATGCCGAGTTTCTCCATAATCAGTGGCATATCCGCGTGCAGCGCGCGCAGTTCCGACAGGAGTTCGCCGAGCAGTTCGCCAGATAACGGTTCGCCGCCAGTCGAGACGGAGGCTCTGGTCGGGCTCAGACCGTAGCCGGTGGCTACATCGGGAGTCGTGAACCGTGTGGAGGCGATGTCCGAGGCCATGCCGTTCATGCTGGACATGACGGCGGCTTGGCTGTTGCTGATGCCCTGGGCGAGACCGAGACCGATGTTCCGACCTATCTGGTCGCGGAACAAGCGTGACGGCGAGTGGATGCCGAGAAAGTTCTTCACGCCGGAGATGGCATCTTTCACGCCGCCGAGAATGGCGCTGCCAACTTTGCCGATGCTGCCCGTGATGCCGCTGATAATGCCATGCACGATCTGCGAGCCGATGGACACCATGCGTCCCGGTATGGATGCAAGCGTGTTGATCAGATTGCTCAGGAACTGCTGGCCCGCGCGAAGCGCGCCGGATGCCATGCTGCTGGCGAACGAGCCGACCGCGCTTATCGCGCCGGAAAGCCCGGCACCGATGCGTCCGGGCACCTGCGAGATGTAGGAGCCGATGGACGAGAGGAACCGGGAGCCGGCGTTGACCGCGTTCGACGCCATCCGGCCGACGAAGCTGGCTGCGGCGCTTACGGCCCCGCTCAGCCACGAGCCGACGTTCGCCGGAAGCTGGGAGATGAACGTGCCCACGTTGCTGAGGAACCGGGAGCCTGCGGAAAGCGCGTTGGCACCCATCTGCGCGGCCCAGCTCGCCACCGACGCAACCGTGGAGGTCAGCCAGTTCCAGATATTGCCCGGCAGTTGCACAAAGAACGTGCCGAGGTTCGCGAGAAACTGCTGGCCCGCAGAAATCGCCTGAGAGCCGAGCTGCGCGGCCCACAGCACCACGAACGTGATGCCATAGGCGAGCCAGTAGGCTATCGTCGCCGGAAGATTCGTGAGGAAGTTCGCTATGTTCGAGACGAACTGCTGTCCCGCCTGCAACGCCGACTGGCCGAAGCTCACCGCCCACGTGCCAATCGACGTAATCAGGTTCGACAACGCCGTCCCGATCGCGGAAGGCAGTTGCTGGAACCATTGAATGACAGACTGGATCGCGTTCGGGATTGTCTGCGTGAAGAAGTTGGCGATGTTCTGGCCGAGACTCGTGACGAACGAAACCACCGACTGCCATGCGGATGAGAGGAACGAGGTGAACGAGGCCCACGCCTTGCGGCCCGTCTCGGTCTGCGTGAAGAACCAGACGAGCGCGGCCACGAGCGCGCCTATCGCGGTGACAACGAGAACAATTGGGTTTGCGTTCATTGCCGCGTTGAGAACCCATTGTCCGGCTGCGGCGATTTTCGCCGCCACGTCGAACGATTTCAATGCGGTGACGGCTGCGGATATGAGGCTCGCCGTCTTGAACGCTGCGAAACCACCTGCGATGCCAGCGATGACGGTTCGTATCGCATCGCCGTGTTCGCTCGCCCAATCACCGAGCGACTGCAATGTGGACGCGAGTTTTTCGACAAATGGGGCGGCGGCGTTGAAGGCGTCGCCCACAAGCTGGCCGATGGAGGCTGCGGCGCCACCGTTCTGACCGACCGCAAGGAAACCGGTTACTGCGTCTGCCAATCCCTGACCGAGCTGCGTGAGCCCCTTCCAGAGTTCGCTGAGCGACGCGAGGAACGCCTGCACTCCGCCGCTGTCGGAAAGCGTGCCGATGAAGATGCTCACGTTGCGGGTAAGCGCGATCCACCAGTTGACGAGAGGGGAGATGATGTTGTTCAATCCCGTGAGGAAGTTCTGCAAGCCCCCGCCATTCGTGACGACATCGAGCAGACTCCCGCCGAACGCCTGCGCGTTCGACGCCAGACCTTTCAGATACACTCCGAGCTGGCCGAAATCGGACTGCCAGATCGACACAAGCGGCTGCGCGGCCTGCGCCGCCTTGCCGAACCAGCCTTTCACGCCGGTGACCATGCCCGCCGCCGCGTCGCCGATTTTGCCGAACTGGGAGCTGAAACCGTTGATCGCCCCGGCGATGTTCTCCACGCCGACCGCTTCGATGACCTTCTGCACGGCCTTGGCGACACGGTTCTGCACGTTCTCCATGGCCGTGCCGATGCCCTGAGTCGCGTCCTTGGCCTGCTGGGCGAACGAGGCGTATTTGCCGAAACCGTTCTGGTTCAGTTCCATGACCTTCTTGTTGAAATCATCGAAACTGATTGACCCGTTTTTCATGGCCTCATACAGGTCGTTTGAGTTCTTCCCTGCGCCCAGCATGGCCTCGGCGACCTGATTGAGCTGGCCGGGCATCGCGGCCTGAATCGAACGCCATGCCTGCATATCGACCTTGCCGGCGCTCAGCATCTGCGTGTACTGGGTGAGCGCGCTCTCCTGCTCCATGGTCGAAGCGCCGCCCGCAAGCATCGCGTTGTTGAACGCGAGGGCGATGTTCGTGGCCTGATCCAGATTGCTGGTCAATGGGGCGAGCTGCTGCACCATGCCCGTCATCGCCGAACTGGTGGTGGGCAGGCCGTCGAGCGCGCTCGAGATCTTCTTGATGGAGGCGGCCGCGTCCTCGGAACTGTAGCCGAGGTTCTTCATGACCTTCGGGAAGTTGTTCATCTGGTCGGCGCGCGAGATCGCGGAGTTCAGGCTTCCCGTGACCACCGAGGCTACCTTGGAGAACACGGTGGAGGCGATGCCGGCGACCGCGCCCACCTTCGCCGCGAAACCGCCGGAGAGGCCCGAGCCGATGCTCTGGCCGGCCTTCTGCCCGGTGGATTTCGACGGCCCGTCGAACGCGTTCTCGATGGCCTTGCCTACGCCCTTCATGCTGGGCACGATCTGCACGTACGCCTGAGCCAGCTGGTATGCCATGACCATTTCCTCTCTATACGTCCGTGAAGTCGCGGCTCATGAACGCGTCGAGCTGTTCGATGGTCAGGGCCATGGGCTTGATGGTGCGCGTCCTGCGCGTGGCTTCCCCGGAGTTCTCCGGCTTGGAGGGGTTCGCGACGGCATGGCCGCTTCCGTTGCCGGGTCGTGGCAGCGGTTCGGGTTGTGGGCCGCGTTTCTTCGGGTCGGCGTTGCCCCACATCCACATGTTCATCTGGTCGATCAGCGTGGTCATCAGATACTGGTCAAGCGTCCACGCGGCCGGGGCGTCCAGCTTCTGCCAGATAAGGGAGCCGGCGGGCAGGTTCGCGGCAAACGCGGCCGTCTCCAACGGGTCCAGCTCGTAGATGCCGAGCCCATATACGCGCCTCATGTCCGCCGCCAGCTGGTCGGGGCAGCGGACGAGCAGGTATACGAGCGTCAGGAGTTTGGGAAAGCCTTGCTCATCTCCTCGAACAGTTCGTTCAGGAAGGCTCCCATGGTTTCGCCGTCGATACGACCGTCAGCGCCTCGTAATTCGTTCTTGGCCTTGCCGTATGAGTCGCCGAGAAGTCGGCGCAGGAACGGGATGATCTGCAAGGCGTTGCCCTTCGGGTCGGCCTGAAGGTCATAGAGAGATTCCACGAACTCCCAATCGTCCAGCACCTTCGGGTCGATGGTCAGGGAGATTCCCTTGACGGTGACGGTGCGCGGCTTGCCCTGCGCGGGCCTGTGATCCTGCGGACGGTTGCCGGGGACGTTGTTGCTGGCGGTATTACCGTAACGATGATGACGGTTTCGTGACATAATGACTTCTCCAAAAAACCATGGACGACTTCGAGGGTTGAAAAAATGAGGGTTCCCGCGTCGCGGGGAAGTCGTCGAACGCATGACGCGGGAAGAACCGTTATTCGGCGGCCGGGGTCCCTTCGCCGGTTTCGGCGGTCTCGTCGCCGTTGACCGGATCAATGACCTTGCCGACCAGGGCCTCGGTGACGGCCACGCTACGGGACGCGGCGATGCCGACGTATTCGATGGCGGTGACGCCGGAGCCCATGTCGTTGGCGGAGACGGTGATGTCGTACACCTGCGGGTCGCCGGCATGCACCTGACGGTCGCCGAACTCGGCGCGGGTCGCGTTGCCGATCACGAGACGGTCCTTGACGTCGCCGCTCATCGCGATTTCGAACACGAGCACGAAGTCCTCGTCGGAGGGCATCTGGTGTTTGATGGTCATGCTCTTGTCGGTGCCGGTGACCGCGTCCGAGTTATAGCGGAGCTTCGCGGACTCGGCTCGCAGCACTTCGAGCAGGGCGAACTGGTAGGACTCGGCGTAGCTGGTGATGATCTTCATCACGGTGGTACCGTTCGCGTCCTTGATCTCGGTGGTGTCGGTGTCGGTCGTGTTGGTCAGGCCGTCCTCGGACAGGTAGCCGAGCAGCTTGTACGCGGAGGGCAATGCGGTGGCGGAGTCGGTGGGCGGTGTGGTGCCGGCGGGTGCCCAGTAGGCGTAGCCGCCGACCTTGAACTTGCCCAACGACACCATGGTGGAATCGTTGGTTGTGGAATCAACCATGATTTACAGCCTTTCTAATCGTCTGATTTGATAATCAACTGGAGAATGATTTGGTAACGGGGCCGCCCGTCGGGCATGGGGAAATGCGTGCGCCCGGTGATGTCGATATCGGCGACCTCGGGCAGTTCGACGATACGTTTGAGCCGGGGGAGTATGAGTTTCGCCGCAGCCTCGGAGACCAGCCAGCGCGACTCGCCCCACACCTGCACCGCGATAAGCGGCAGGCTGCGAAACGGTTCGTCCGTGCCTCCGACCTGTTCGACGGTGACGAACGGCATCGGATGCGTGGCCGACGATCCGGCGGGCACGTCGAACATCGCCGGATATTCGGCCTTGATCGTCGGGTCCGCGTTGAGCCAGTCCATGACGAGTTTCTCCGCGTTCACGGCCATCAGCCGCCACCTCCCACTGCTTTGGCAAGCGTGTTGTGCAATGCGTTGTCGACGTGGGCCGCGTGGTTGGCCGGATAGACGTTCGCCGTGGCACCTTTGGGGCCGGTGCGCACGCTTGCCTCGTAACGCGGAACGTGATCCTCTCCGGCGGACACATGCACGTCACGCATGGCGGTGGAGTTGGCGCGTCCCGCGATTTTGTCGGCTTCGGCCTTGACAATGCGTGCGCCCTCGTTTTGGCGGTAAGCGAGGAACGCCGAATAATCGAGTCTCACGGTATTGGACATCAGCCCTTCGAATCCGTGACTTCGACCTTGAGGTTCCAGGCGGTCGGCTTCATGCCGCCGTCTAATGGCCTCGGGTCTCCGATCACCTTGTAGTCATGCTCGTCGATGCGTATGCTCGCCCCGCGCAGGCTCCGGTATGCGTAGCTGCGCGGGAACAGGCACGTGAACGCCACGGTCACTCCGTCAGGGCGCAGCGAATCGGTTGCATTCGACATGGCACCCGGCGAGACGAGCACGTTGCCCACCGATTCGATATCGTCCTTCGTGACGGGCGAGCCGCCCGGGTCGGTCTCGCCAGTGGGCGTGCAGCGCACCACTTTCACGGTCTCGCCCCTCATGACGCCTCCCCGTTCGACAGGTCGATGCTGTAGAAGCGTTGGCCGGTGAGCCCAAGCGCCTTCTTCTGTCCCTTGGACAGATAGAATTCGCCGCGAGGATTCGAGAAGGTCATCGACTGGGTGAAACTGCCCGCCGTGAGACTGAGATTGCTGGCACCGGTCGTATCGAAACCGGCGCCCTCGGTCTGCATGTCGGACGAGATCACATCCTTGGCGAGCTCGCAGGCGATGCGTTCAAGCGTCGCCCGCGATATGTTCCGCCAATCGGGGCACTGTTCGCGAATGAACTGCGATGCATCGGCCAGACGATGGTCAACATAATCCGGGTCGTCCGGCATCTGCTTCCAGCGTTTGGCCAATTCCAAATGCGTGGCAAATGGGTTGTCTTCCGTTTCGTCGGCCATGACGGCCTCCTTAATGTCAGGATGCGATGATGCCGAAGCCGCGTGCTACGGCCAGCAGCTTCAGTCCCATGGCCATCACTATGCGGCCACTGCGGAGGGCGGCGCGATGACGTACGCCGGGAAGCGCTTGCTCTTGTCCGGCTGCACGTCGTTGATGGGGTTGGCGATTTGGAAGCCGACGCGGAACACGACGCGCATGGCGACGCAGTCCTGCTGGGCGAGGTTCAGAATCACCTTGCCGTTATCGTCCGAGATAACCGACTGGTCAAGCAGCTTGTAGGTGATGTCCTGACGGATGCCGACCACGAAGTTCGACCAGTCCGCGCCGAGCAGCACGGCCTTGGTGGCATCCCACGCGCCGTTGTCTACCTCGTTGAGATCGAAGCCGTAGAGGGTGGACGGCGCGCCGGAGGCGAGCGAGGGCACGTAGATCGGGGTGCCGTTGGTGTTACGCAGGCCGATAAGCTCCCAGTTCAGGCCCGGCTTGCTGGCGAAGCCGTTCATGGCGAAGCCCTGTTCGGCGAGCTTCTGACCCATGCTGGCAACGTCCTTGGCGAGATCCTTGCCCTGGGTGAGCGTGTTGTGCGCCGTGATGGCCTGCGGGATGATGCCGTCCGGGAAGCTGGACGGCTTGTCCACGCCGAACAGTGTCGCCTGATCCAGCTTGTAGCCGAGCGCGGAAGTCAGACGCGGCATGACCTCCGGCCAGATTGGGATGCCGGAATCCGCGATGACGGCCTCCGGGATGGGCACGATGGCCGCAAGCTCCTCGGCCGTGATGCTCAGGCCCGACCATTTCATCTTCGTGGTCTGCTTCAGGCCGGTATCGCCGCCAACCCAGTAGGCGATCGGCTTGGAGTCAAGCACCGGCTGCGTGCGCGTGCGGGTGCTCATGCGAATCTGACGCATGCGGGTGAGGGACACACTCGACTTGGGGGCGTCCTGGATAATCTGGGTGGCGTATTCGGTGGGGATGAGTCCGCCGCCGAGGTCGCCGCTGGTGATGATGGAGTTCACGTTGGAAACCATCGTCATACCTTCTTTCTATGGAGTGGGGAGGTTATTTCTGCTTTTGTTCAAGGAACTGGTCACGGATCCAGTCGCCGGAGGAGCCGGATGGTGCGGGCGGCTGGTTGGATTCGGAGGAGGCGAGCACCTTCGGCTTGGTCTTCTCGGCGATGTAGTCGGCGAGCGCCTTGCCGTTGGCCTGCATCTCTTCGAGCGTGGAGCCATGGAGCAGTGCGATGGGCACGCCGGTTTCCTTGGAGACCTGCGTCTTCCATTCGTTCTGCTGTTTTTCCGCCTCGTAGGCGGCGTTCTTGGCTTCAAGCTCTTTGATGTGCTTGGCGGTCTTTTCGGCTTCGGACAGTTGGGCCTCCTTGAGCTGTTGCAGTTCGTCGGCGGCTGCCTTGTTGTCCTTGGCGCGTTTCTCCCATTCGCGGGAATGGGCGACGGCCTCCCTGTATTTGACCTCGTAATCGATTTCGGGCGGCTTCGCTCCGTTCTCGGTCGATGCCGCCTGCTGGTTGCCGTTGGCCTCTTCGGTCATGGTTCCTCCTAGTGGGTTGGGCCCGTTTCGGGCATAAAAAACCACCCGTGCGGGTGGTTGGGGAAAATCTCAGTTCGAGTGCGACGGTCGTGGCACCCCGTAGCCGTCCTTGTAACGGTCGGGGTAGAGTCGGCGCATCACATAGGTGATCGTGTTCGGGTCGTTGGGATTGTCGGGATTGCCTTTTGTGGTGGCCTTTATCATCCGATAGGTGTCGTCGTCCAGGCCGCCGTTCTCGATGAGGCTACGGGCGTGCATGTATTCCGAGTACATGCGGTCGGGGTCATAGCCCTCGATGTGAGCTTGGTCCCTGTCCCATTCGGGGACTATCTGGCAGTCGCAGTCGTCGTGAAACAGGCTGAACGAGCCTTTGGCGTATTTTGCGGTCTTCTCGCTGCGGTACACCCAGCCGCGCGAGCAGAGCATCGTGCAGAACGCGCACGTCTTCGCGCCTCTCGGCACGCGCGCGTACCGGGGTTCGGACGGGTCGTGCTCGCACAGGCGGGCGATGGTTTCGCGCCCCGAATACATGACCCAGCGTTGCATCGCACCGACAAGATACGCCTGCATGGTCTGCGGGTCGGTCCACAGGTGGCCGGCCTGCCAGCGTATCGTCTTGTCGATGCCGTCGCCGGGAAACGAGTCGGACAGGTCGTACTCCCATGATTCGGGCACCGATTCGCCACGGACGCGCATATACCATTCGTAGGCGGCCTGTGCCGCGAGGTCGCCGTATTTGGCGACCAGTTGCGGCACGTAGTCGAGCAGCATGTCACGTTGCCATTCAGGACTGAGCTGTTGCAGCGTCCCCCACAGTTTCGCCAGATCGCGGCGCGCCAGTTCCACCGCTCTGGCTTGGCTGGCTTGCAGCTGGTCCAGTTGCCGGTTGTCCGTCATCCTTGTTGCCTCCGTTCACGAGGGAGTCAAGCACGCTGCGGGTCTCGGCCTTGCGCTTGTCGACCAACAGGCGTGTGATGTCGGAATCCGTGTAGCCGAGCTTCTCCAGAATAACGTCGGAGTTGGCGAGCCACGGCATGGCCGTCACCTGCTTCACGATGGCATCGGAGAGCGCGGCCTGCGATGGGCGTTCGGGGTCACGCCAGTTGACCTGCAAGCGGTCGAGCTCGTCGCTGTCCTCGCTGGTGCCGTTGAGTATGGCGATGTCCCTCGCGGCCTTGCGTAGTTGCACTCCGATGGCGCGGCAGGCGTTCTTCGCCTCGATGACAAGTTCGCTTTCCGCCGCCATGATCGCTTCGGACGAGGAAGGGCCGGAATCCGTCATGACGCCGAACTGGCTGAGCGGCACGCCGGTCGCGCCGCTCATGCGTGCCGCGAGTGCGCGAAGCATGTCGGTGTGCGGCTGCATGGTCATCTGCGTGAACTGGCCGATGGCGGGTGCCTGGCCGTCCTCGTTGAGGCTGATGTTGAGCATCTTCGAGATGGTGGCTTCCCAGCCGGTCAGCTTCTTGCCGTTCTTGTCCTCGGGCGGCTCGTCCGCGCCGATGAGGTAGCGTTGCGGGCTCGAATAGAATTCGGCGCTTACCTCCATGCGCAGCATGGTGCGCACCGCAGTGTCGGTGATACTCATGACCTCGCGGCTGATGCGCGAGCGGCCAAAGGGGCGGTTCAGGTCCTGATGGTAGGGGATCAGGTAAACGGGCACATGATCCATGTACGTGTTCCGGGGAGCGTCCGCATGATAGCGGCCTGATTGCGTGCGGCGTATACGAATCGTGTAGCCGGGCATGTAGAGCATGAGTTCGGAAGGCACGATGGTGTTCGCCTGCGCGTACTGGGAGCGGTCGATATCGGTTATCGACAACGCCGCCGACAGGCCGCGACGGGCGTAATCCCACAGGCCGGTCTCATAGAGCGCGCTGCGGAACGACACGGACACCTTGGAACGCAGACCGTCTTCCGGTTCCGCGCTGCGCACATTCAGGAACGAGCATGAGTGAGTGAGCGCGCTGCGGATGGCCTGCGGCAATTCCACGTCGAAGTCGTTGTCTGAAAGAATCGAATCCAAACCCAACGGATCGCGGCTGTCGTCGCCGACTCCGACGAAACCATCGAACACGATGCGGTCGGCCAAAGCGTCCACCGATTTCTGCGGCCAGCCCACGACCTCGCTTATCCCCGCCATGCTGTCCGGCACAGCGATGGACAGATTCTTAAGCTCGTTTCGCCCGTCGTAGTATTTGGTGCGCAACAGGTTACGTTCGAGCTTCTGGGACCATTGACGTATCATCAAATCCCACGGTTCTCGGCACTCGTCGGGCAGATTATCGACCTGCACGTTTTCAAGACTGGGAATCTGCATCAGAATGCCACCGCCTTCGCTCTTCTTCCCGGATGACGCTTGGAAGTCTTGACGTTCCAATACGCGAGAGCCACCGCTTCCACGGGACTCACATCGACGTTCTCCATGGACGGCTCGTAGCCGAACCCGTCGCCGATTTTCCTATGCTTCGCATGACCCACCGCCTCGTCAAGCAGAGGCTGGCCGAAATGGGTAAGCCCATGGTCGTTCACGGCCTGTTCGAGCATCGAACAAGCGTCCGCCACGTCGGAAGGGCGCGGCACCACGATCACTCTTTTGGACACGCCCTTGTCGATGAGGCTGTTGACCAGGGTGGGCGCTCCCACGCGCCCGTCGATGATGATGCCGATGGCGTTGCGCCACCGTTCCGCACCGTCCTTCTCGGCGGTCAGCCAGTCGGCCAGCCAGCCGGTGCCGCCGCGCATGCTGCGCGAGGCTATGACCTCCACGTGCGGCAATTCACCCGACTTGCGTGGCGGGCGCACGCACGCCACGAGGGTGACGTTCGCGCCGTCCGCGCTGAACTTGACCGCATACGAGTTGTAGCCGTCCATGCAAGGGTTGTCGGTCTTGCACTTGGCCCACTCGTCAACATCGATATCGGACAGCGCGCCGGCCTGATCGTTCCACCAGCCGAGACGTTCGCGGGCGAAACCGTCAGGGGTCATCTTCTCCGATTCGGAAACGACCACGCTCTTCAGCAGTCGGGTGCCGAGCGATGGATTGTATTGGTACCAGCGTTGCTGGTCGTGCACGTCGCCGATCTCGGTCGCCGCCCATTCGAACCAGCACAGGTTCTTCGGCGGCTTGTCACGATGCGCGTTGCGGCGCATGCGCGCGAACACCGTTCCCGGCGAGGTCGGCGGTGTCGGCGTTCCCGTGTAGATGGTCAACGGGTTGCCCGAGGGTGCCGACGAGATGGCGGGCTGTATGGCCTCCATCTGCTCGTCGGTCAGCTCCTGCGCCTCGTCGCACACCAGCACGTCCACCGTGAAACCACGGCCCGAACTTTTCGAACGGGCGATGAACTCAATGCTGCCACCGTTCTTCAACACGATGGCCTCCTGGCCGTTCGTGGCCCGAATGTAGGTGACCAGTTCCGACAGTTCGGGGAACTTGCGCGCGTTCTCGAAGTAGTATTTCATGCGCAGGAAATGCTTGCGGCAGGTCTTCACCTCATGCGCCGTATGCAGGATCTTCATGCCGATGATCGCGGAGAGATAAAGCTCCGTGAACTCGAGAATCGCGTTCTTGCCGTTCTGGCGCGGCACCGCGCACCCGCAATCCGACGCCGCCCATTGCAGCTTCGAATCCGTGGCGAGCCACCCCTCGAGCACGATGCGCTGCCACTCATCCGGCTTCATGTCGTAGCCGGCTGCGAGCGCGCACGCCTCGCCTCCCTCGGACTGCGCGTGCTTGGGAACCAGAGCGAAGCTAGGTTCCTGTACGCCTCTTCGCCTTGCCACCCTGAATCACCCTCAGCTTCCGTCGTTCGGCTATCTCATCGAGCGGCGTATGCCGCTCCTGCTTCTGGGCTTTCGCCGGCATGATCTGGCTGCGTGCGGCTGGTGTGATGCCGTAATCCTGCAGCAGCTTGTTCAGTATGGGCACGCTGGCGAAATTGCCGGAACCCCAGATGTCCGCGTGGATCAGTGCGGCGTTCATGAGGTTGTCCCAGTCGGCCTCCGTCCACGAGTCCGCTCCGGGGGTGGAAGCCAAATGCTCCCACCATCGCACGGTCGCCTCCGGCCACTCGATGCCGTCAGGCAACTGTGGCTGCGTTATCGTGGTCTTGGCCAACTGGATCACCTCGAATCAATGTCTAGGAGCCGCTGGAGCGACTCGCGCGAGCGGAACCGGCGGCACGAGAGAAATCAAACTCGCCCTGCACGTATCTCGGACGCATGACAACCACCTCCATCGGGAAAATCAGGAGCCTGAGGAACGCGAGCCGCCGCGAGAAAAAGCGCTGCGGATACGACCGGCCACATTACGCACCGCATTGCCGGCGCGCTGGAACAGGTTACGCACGATCCACCTCCTTTCCAGTAACGATGCGGACAAGAAAAATCGGGATCTACCGTTTCCAGCCTGCACTGCGGTATCTGTTCCATTCGTCGTTGAACCGCTTGTCGAACGCCCGGTCTCGGCGTGCCTGGGCGTTCTTCCATGACTGAGAAACGCCGGCTTCAAGATCGTTGACTCCCTGTTCCTTGCGTTTCTTCATCAACGCGCGCATCTTGAGGGTATCCTGCCATAGCTTCGATATACGTTCGTCGGATAAGCCCTGTTTGCGGTATTGGGATATTCGCTCTTTCGAGAAGCCGACGCCGGAAAGCGTTGAGCCCTTCGAGCGTGAGCGGGATGAGTTGCCGCCGCTCCCGCTGCTGGACGAGCGGGAAGCCGAAGAAGAGCCGCGTCGCATGAGAACCTCCCAATGAAAAAGCCGCCACATAGGGACGGCTTGAACGAAAAAAATATTGTTTACCGGTTCACGATCCGCTCGATCGCGACGCGGAACGGGACGCACTCACACGCAGGGCGGACACACCGCCACCGGATGAACCGGAAGAGCGACGCCCATACCCCGTATAGCGGATATCGTTGGTGCTCGCATAACGGACTCGCCTCATAACTCACCTCCCAGCTTCCGAGCTACGGCCATACCATCGAGGTATTTATCTCCGAGTTTGCGAAGACCATACTCGGCAAGGAAAGAATCCTTGTCGTCTCGCAACGGGAACGCGATGGCGAACCAGTATTCGGAATCGGTCGGCTCCACGAGCTTCCTGGGACTGCAAGCCGAAACCAGCGCCCTGTGCAGGGCGGCGAACTCGGCGAGACAATCCTTCTCCAGATCATCGGAGTACTTGACATCGGCGAGCGGGTCAGGCGTCTTCTCCGCGAACCCGAGACCACCACCGAAGCCGACGCCGGCACCGAACGCCACGGCGGACGACTTGGCCGGCTTGTACGGGGCGAGTAGCTTCTCGATATCACGGTACGCATAGATCCGGTGGTTTTCGCCGAAGCCAAACCGTTCACGCCACCGCGCCATCTCGGCGGGGGAGGGGAAACACAGGCACAGCCAGAACTCGGTGTCGGTCGCATCCACGAAACGCTTGCGCTCCGCACGGGCGCGCTCCCGGTACTCCTTCGCGTTCTCGTCCAGATTTTCCGGCACCGGCTTCACAGCCTTCTTGCCCTTGGACTTCTTGGAAAAGTCGAATCGGAAATCACCTGACATGATCCACCTCCAACAAGGGAAACCATTCAAGCAGCGTCGCGTAATCGTCCGGTGCCTTGTCCTTGAGCACCTTGGTGAAACGCTTGTCGATGCCATCGAAAGAACGCCCGAACCACGCATAATCACACGGCAGCTCGATATGATGCCCGCTGATGCAGTCCAGCACCTCGCCCTTGAGCCAATCCCCGATAGGAGAGACCTTCTTGAGATTGCGCCGCCAGTACCCGTACTGGACGAACGCGCCACGACGCTGAATCGAATCGGCCGCACGCACGCCATCCGCGCACCACGTGCTCTTATCCAAGCCCACGTCGGCGCGGATGAAATCCCACATCTGCTCATACGACGGCTCAGGCAAACGCGCCGCCTCGATGTAGCGCAGACGTTCGGGAGCCTGGAACACCGCATTGTTCAGCCAACGGTACAGCGACGGGTGCGGATACCTTTTGATTCGGGTCTGGAACTTCTGCTCGAAATAATCAAGCTCCTCGTCCACGAACCTCAAACCGGGCACATAGTAGAGATACGCGGGAACGACCTCGATGCCCATATCCCGCATCGCCAGCCACGCGGCTATGGAATCCTTGCCGCACGAAAACGCCAACAACACGGGCCTGCCATCAGCGGCCAGCTTCTCACGCACCGCGAGACTCGTGTCCTGATTACGAATAACCGTGGTCACTTCGGCCACCTCCTTCCCGTCATGCGAATAAACCGCGAATGCGAATAAAACTCGACACCGGCACGCCGGAAGCTCGCCTCCGACGACCACACGAACACATGCAGCCCATGTCCGCTGGTCGAAACCTCCGCATAGATCGCATCCGGCAGCAGCTCCATCGCCTTCGCGGGCGGACTGGTCAAATCAACATGGTCGAAATCCCAGCACGCAAGCCCATCGCCGAGCATTATGCCATAACCGTCACCGGCCTTCGAGCGCATGACCTCCGAATATGACGCCCAGGTACTTGAGTCCGTCGAACTGGCCGGCGACCCATCGCACATAATCGGACGCTTACCATCGGCCCGCACCCAACGGCGCAATGCCCTGAGCGCTTGGGGTATCTGATGTTTGCGGCTCCACGCCTTGCGGCATCTGTCCGAGCAAAACAGTCTCGGACGCCTAGGGTTAGGTGTGGGTTGGAAGAAGTGGCCGCAATTCCTACATTGGTTGACCATAGCTATTACTATAGCATATATTCCAACGATTCGCAACACTAATTTCGTGACATATCAAAACTGCGTAAAATCAAACGTAACAGCCTCGGAAAACAACGGGGCAAAAACATCAAAACCATGCCGGAACGGCTTCCACGGGCGCTCGCAGACACCCCAGCGGCCAAACGTACGATACTCCACGCGGGTTGCGGGGGGATGCGGGCGCTATGTTCTGCGGGGAGCCTTGCATGGGAGGGGGAGGGGATGGCCCCGGTTACCATTGGCGGCTGATTGGGATGGTGTTTTGTGGTTGTTTTTTTGTGTTTTGGTGGCCTGTGGTGTTGGTTATTTTGTCGCTTTTCCTTTGGTTGCAGATTCTGTGTGTGAGCTGGGTGTTGTCATAGCTGGTTGGTGATCCGCCTCGGCTGTATGGGATGATCTCATCGAGTTCGCAGCTGAGTGGGTGTGGGGTTTTGAGTGTGAGGTCGATGGGTTTGCCGCAGAGTGGGCAGATTGGTATTGGCCCTTCGGCTGCGATGTGTCGGGCTTTGCATTTGCGGCGGGCTGCTCCATTCTGGTATCGGCCTGAGCCTGCCTTGTTGCCCATGGGGCTTCCCTCCTGTGTGGGGTGTCGGTGGCTTTGGCGGGGTTCGAATTCGCGGCGGCCCGGCCTGTTGGTCTGTTATGACCACGCCCTCGCAATCGCTGTGATGGCCGGTTGGTCCTCTGCGGTACGCAAGTCGTGGCATACGCGGTTGGCTTCGATCCAACGACCTGCGGTTTTGGAGACCGCTGCTCTACCGGCTGAGCTACGCGCATAGGTGGTCATGTCGGTTGATTGCCATGGCACATGACCGTGTGTGATGGGCATGAGTAAAGCCCCTGAGATATGTATTCCAGAGGCTTTCACAGTAATCCTGATACGGAGTATACCACGGGTCGGTGTCAACCTACTGCCGCCTGGAATACGCCATCGCCATGCTGACCGTCTCCCTGATGTCGAACTCGTAGTATCCATCGTCTCCGACCGGTTTGCTCGAGGGGAGTTTGCCGCGCCGTAGCCAGTTCTTCACCGTCATGGCGGGCACGTCGAGCCCGTAGTCGTCGCGGAGCCATTGGCTGCATCCGGTGGGAGTGAGGGTCTTGTGGTACCGGTTCAGCGTGTCGGCGGCCTCGGCCTTGAGTTTGGCCACGTCGATGACGGCCCCGCATTTGCAGAGTCTCAGCGTCTCGCCCTTCGCGGCCAGCACCTCTCGTCCGCATTCGGGGCAGACGCCGATTATCCTGCGTGTGCGCGGCCTGCGGTCGATGAGCGGTTCGATGCGCTCGCAGGCGTGGATGAGCCATGTCAGCCAATGTCCCGAGCGGCTGGCGCGGCATAGGTCGGGCAGTCGTCGTGGAGCGTCCCTGAGCAGGGCCTGCCATCTCGGACGGCTTTCCACGCCGGTCTCGTTCCACATGTCCTGCAGGCCGTCCTCGGTCTGGTCGAGCATGTCCTGCGCGTGGAGGTTGATGGGCGCGGGTGCCGCGCCTCCTTGCGGTTTGCCGCCCGCTCCGGGTTCGCCGAGCTTGTAGGCGTGAAGGGATACCTGTTGCAGGAGCATCATGTCATGGCGGAGCCGGTGGAGTGTTTTCGCGTAGACGCGGCGGCAGTCCCGGCAGAGCGTCCACGGTGCCTCGACCTGCTGGCTGCCGCAGTGTTGGCATGGTTCGGTTTGGATGATCATTGTTTGAAGCCCTCCACGTTCGGCTATGATGGTGCTTTGGTGAGCGTGCCCTCCGTCATTTTGGTGGAGGGTTTCGTTTTATTTGGTATTGCGGGTCATTGCTCGAACAATGGAGGTTCGATGAATTCGACCTTGCGCGGCGGCTTCGGACGACCGTCGCCCTCGCGGATGATCGCACGCACTTCCTCCAACGGAAGGCCCAATTGACGGGCCGTTTCCGTTGCGCTGTAGCCGCGCTTGTGCCATACGAGCACTTTGTCCCGTGTTTCCTGACTCGTCACTGCACGCCTCCCGTCATTGGGTCGATAAGCTGGCAGCTCATGGCGTCGATGCGCCCATCGGTCTTGGCCTCGATGCACAAACGTTTCACGTCGCCTGTGGTTTCGATTCGTTGGCTGATGGTCTGCTCCGGCTGTACGGGTGTCTGCACGGAAGCCCAGCAGACGAAGCAGATGGCCGTCAGGCCGGACACCACTAACAGGATCACAGTAGCGAGCATCGCTAACCCGACGAAATTCTCCAACGTCCAGTCCTTGAATGGTTTCCTCATGATTCCTCCTTGAGCGTGGCGACATATTCGATGGCCTTGCGCTCACGTTTCGCGTATTTCTCGCATTTGCGCTTGAGACGTTTGAGGCTCATGGCGTACAGGCGGCCTCGGAAGTCGCCGTCCTCGCGGATTTCGGCCTCGCACCGGCTTATGGTTGATGCCATGAATTGCGCGGCCAGATGGTTTGTAAGCTGAATCTCGTTCATGCGTTTTCCTTCCGGTAGGGGTTGTTGTCCTTGTACACGTGTTCCGCCTCACTGCTGATGATGCTCATAGTCGGCCTCGTTCCTGGTTGTGGACGAGGCAGTCGTCCATGGCCTGAGCAAGTTCCTCGTCGGTGTGGTATCGGAGCCGCCAGTGACAGCGGTCGCAGTACCCGTCCCGGCGGATGTGCGTCTCGGTCTCGCCGCGCCCGCACTCCACGCACCGGCGCTCGCCGTCACCCTCCGGCTCGGCCTCGTCGAGTGTGGGGTGCTCGCCGCGCCGGCAGCTGGCGATGTACTTGTCGATGCTCATGCCTGGCCTCCGATGATCGCGGGAGGCGTGGAACCAAGGTTGGACGGGGTGCCCGTGAATCGTCGCCGGTGCGGGTCGTGCCGTTGCCCCGTGTCCGTGGCCTCGATGGCCAGTGGCGAACGTCCCTGCCGGATGCTGCGGGACGCCTCGCTGGGGCTGTCGCCCAGCATCCGCTGCCGCCGGTATGCCCACGCCTGTTCCGGCGTGAGTCGTCGCGTCTCGCATTCGCGGCCTATCTGCGCCTCCGAGGGTTTCGCCTCGTTGCGCATGCGGCGCACTATCGCGTTGATGTCGCCAGAGCCGCACCAGCGGCCGTCATGGTCCGAGGCATAGAAGCGTCGCATCGCCTCCCGCGCCTCGTCCGCGCTGATGCCCGGATTCAGTTCGCTGCGGAATGCGTCGAGCTGCAGGTCGTCCCACTGCGCGTTGCCGTGATGGCTGTTGCGCAGCGACAGCAGCGCCGCCGCCTCACCCTTGCTGAGCATTGTCGTCACCTCCGTGTCGTCGTTGGTATTCCGCCCGTTCGGCGGGTGTCATGTACGCCCATGTGCGGGCCATGTTCGCTTCGAGGTTTTCCTGCGATCGGCTCTTCGCCGGCCGTTCCAGGCTTCTCGGCGACGCCCTGGGCTTCGTCTCCTCCGGTTGTCTGACCCATTGGCGCGTGTAGAGCTCGCCCGAGATGAACCGGCCGAAGGTCTTGACGTACCGGGGTTCGGTCGCCTCGCAGTAGGCTCGGGCGCGGGCCTCGAGGAACGTGGCCGGGTCGTCGTCTCCTGCGGCCTTGGCGATCCTCGGCCAGTCGATCTCGAGCTGCATGCGCGTCCGGCTGGTTTTCCCGTCGAAGCGGTTCGGCGGGTAGAAGCCCTCGATGCGGTCGAGCAGCCGGTCGAAATCCGCTTCGTGGGGGGGTAGGGGGGTAAGAAGATATATCTTCTTGGTTCTTGGTTCTTGGTTAAAAGACGTGTCCGGGACACTCGCGATGTCCCCTAGGGACACGTCGGGGACATTCGCATCGTCCTTCGGGGACACGTCGGGGACATTCGCGATGTCCTGCCTCGCCTCCCTTTGGCGGCGCTTCTTGACACGCTCCCGCTCCCGCGACTCATCGATCTGCCGCGAAGAATTCTGGTATTTGAGATAGTTGCGGATCATGTAGCAGCCCTCGTCGCTGCCCCTGAGCAGCAGTCCGGAGGCCACGAGGTCGGCGACGTCCCCGTCCGAGGCATTGAGGACATACAGCAGCTCGTCATCGGCGATGATGCCGTCGGAGGCGTGGTCGGAGCACCAGCTGATCGCCATGACGTACAGGAGCGCCGCCGAGGGGTTCATGCGGCGCAGCTTGAGAATGTCCTTGTCCTGCCAGAAGCCGTTGCTGAGCCTCGCATAGCCTGCCATTGTCAACCTCCTAAATCTCGTGTGTGTGGCGGGCGGCGATCGTGGTGGTCGCCGCCCTGGTGTGTGTTGGTCAGCCGATCGTTTCGGGGCCGAGGGGCAGCCCGTGGTTGAGCAGGAGCGCGAGGCTGTCGAGCGGCAGGCCGACCAGATCGGGGTTGCGCGGGATCGCCATCGTCTCGATGCGCCGGGGGTCGACGCCGCTGAGCTCGAGCATCCGCTTCCAGACGTCCTCGCCCATGTAGGCGAGGTGCGCGCGCATCTTCTCCAGCGTGTCGATGCCGTGGCCGGGACGCTTCCAGACGACCGCGCCCAGGTCCGCGTTGGCATTGCCCATCTCCACGGTCGTCTCGCCCCAGTGCGCGCTGTAGGCGGCGCGGCGCGTGGCCTTGCATTCGATGACCACGCGGCGGCCGCGCAGATGCACGTTGCCGATGTCTCCCACGTCCTTCGACCCGTGGAGCGTGAGCCGTTGGATGCGGTCGTCTCCCAGCGCCCAGCGCAGGTATCCGCACACGGCCGTCTCCCACGCGGTTCCGCGTTTCTTCGAGGGGTTAGCCATTCCGCTCACCGTCCTCGCGTGCGGCTTCGATGACGATGGTCTCGAAGTTCGGCTGCTCGGTGGGGAACATGCTTTTGAGCGTGTCCATCGTCTCCGTGATGGAGAACTCGGAACTGCAGGAGATGTGGTCGCCCAGCGTGTATTCGAAGCGTTGGCCGCACACACGGCACCAGCGGGGAAGCGGGTTCTGCTTCAGCAGCTGCTGGGTCTCGCGCAGGTCGGTGGTTCCCTCCTGCGCCCACACGGGTTTCCTGCAACGCGGGCACAGTGACCAAGGGGGGGCGTTTCACGACCGGCTTGGCCGGCGAGAACAATTTCTTCATGGCCTTTTCCGTGGAACCGAACACCAAGGGCCATGCGTCCATGATCTGCTGGTAGCGTTCCTCCGGCCTGTCCTCGAAATCATCACGGAACCGGTTGAACTCATCAACGCCGTGGAAGATGTGGCTCGAGGCGAGCCACAGCAGGGTCACGGCCACGAAATCGGGGTAATAATGGGCGGGGTGTACGCTGACGCGCACGGTGGTGTCGTAGGAGAGTCCCGCCTCCGCGTCCAACGCGCTGTAGGACACCTCCATCGAGTGTGCGAGCGTAATCAATTGGTCTTTTTCAGCGTTCAATGTGATACTCCTCTTCGGCTTCCTCTTCACATTCCGGGCATGGAATCGGCCTTGCCGGATACAACTGGCATCCGTGTATGAGGCAGACCGGTTCCACGTCCGGTGGGGTTTCGTCGTGATAATCAAGCAGCGGCATGTCAGAACTCCGGGTCGCTGCCGCCGTTGGCCCACGGGTCGGAGGCCGGTGGCTGCGACGGCTGGTATCCGCCCTGCTGGCCGTAACCCTGCTGTCCACCCTTCTGCCTCACGTTGGTGATGGCGACCGCCGAAGCGTTGATCGAACAGCTTGCGGCAAGCTCGCCGTTCTTCTTCTGGAATGCGTCGAAGCCGCTGACCTCGCCGACGATGGTCACATCAACAAACTGGTCCTGATTCTGACGCAGCTGCGCTATCTGGTCGAACACGGGGCTGAGGTTCGCGTAGCCCGCAGGCCACACCGAATAGTTCTGCTCCGGCTGGCTCTTCCAGTTGCCGTTCCTGTCGCGGTATCCGGGCGTGCACGAGACGCGCAGGAAGCGCTTACCCGACTGGGTCTCCTGCACGCCCCACGCGGTGCCCTGAATGATAATCTGCGTCCTGCCGGCCATGCTCACTCACCGTCCTGCTGGCGCATGCCGCCGCGCATGTCCGCGAGCACCATGTCCACGTCCGCGTCCGACAACTCGGCGAGGGACTTCACGTCACGGCCGAGGATTTTCGACACCAGCGGCAGCGCGTCCGCCTCGTCGTTGACGCCCAGCTGGCGCAATCGCTCCTCCAGTTCCCCGCGCCACGAGTCCACCGGCGGCTCCGGCTGCTGCACTGGTTCCGCCGGCTGTTCCGGCCGTGCGGACGGCGACGTCTGCGGCGCATCCTGACGCGGAGTCTCGTCGGTGATGGTCGAGTCGATGGGAGCGGGCAGAGGCTTGCGGTCGAGGAACTCATAGTGGGGCGTGGTCTCGTCGGCCGACGCGGCCTCCTGCACCTGAGTGGATACAGGAAGGTACGGAAACGCCCGGCGTACCACGGTCTTCCTCGCCATCGCCACGTAGTCCGTCTTCCATGGGCCCTTGTCTCCGGCGCTGCTCCTGCGCTTGGCCGCGTCAATCTCCGCGCGGGTCATGTACGTGCGGTAGTGTCCGCCGTCCTTGAATTCCGCGTTTAGGAACACGAACTGGAGGTTTTGGGGCGAATGGTCGGCCATGATGTTCACCGGCTTGTCCTCGAGGCGCGGCTGGCCGTCGACGCCCATGAACAGGTTGATGCCGTCGCCATTGAAGATCGCGGTCACGTTGATGCTGCTCAGCTCGCCGCTGCGACGGGCGAGCTCGATCATGCCCTTGTAGCCAAGGATGAACGTGGCCTCCAGACGCCCGGTCGAATAGTTCTTGTTGCCGTAGGGCAGGATGTACGCCTTGCCCAGGCCGTCCACGTTCGACGGTTCCAAGCCGAGAGACGCGCACTTCATGCAACATGCGATGATCGATTCCGGAGTGCAGTTCAGCAGTTTCGGCTCATGCGCGACCGCCGACTGGAGCATGCCGTACAAACGGTCGGCGGTGAGCGCGTTGCTCATCGCCGACTCGATCTTCTTCCGGTTCGCCGCGACCAGCGAATGCAGGTCGTTCATCGTGTTCATCGGCGCGAGCTGTCTGTTCTGCGCCTGCGTTGCCAGCTGTCCCATCAGTGATTCTCCTTGTCGTCGTTGTCGTTGGGGGTTATGAGGCTGCGCAGCATCCCCCGTTTCTCGATGATCAGCGCCAGTGATTTCCGGGCATCCCGCTCCGCCGAGTCGAGGTCGCGGAACATCTGGCTTGAGATGAGGCTGAGTTCCGGCCCGTCGAGGGGAAACACGATCACGCCCTTGTCCCCGGTGAATGCGGTCGAGCGGATGTTCGGCGTGCTCCACCCGCAGCGCGTGGCCTCGATGACGCTCACCACGGTCTGCTCGCCGTTGCTGGCCACGGCCATGACCCGGCCTAGGATGATGGTCGCGTCCCCGTTATCCGCCTCGACGCGCTTGTAGATGTCCCCCTTGTGCAGGGTCTGGACGTGGGTGACGGTCGCCGCGCTCTCCACGATGTTCTTGATTTCCATGATTTCCTCACTTTGCCTTCGGTTTGATTTCGGTGAATCGGAAGCTGCGGCCGGTCCATGGCTGGACGACGCGCGTGTACCCCTTGCGCGTGGACGTCTTGTAGGTGGCTTGGAGGTTGCCGCAGCGCACGCCCTCGTGGTCGCCGACGTACACGAGGATGCAGTCCTGCAGCTCCTCCTTGCGTGCCTTCAACGCCTTCTCGTCGGCGATGACCTGACGGTATGAGTCCATGACATCCTGCAGGTCGCTGTCGCCGGTCATGTCCTCGATGCCCTCCGCCGGGTCGGGGTACGCCTTGGCGACGTCCTGCCCGGTCAGTCGGGGCATCTCGTCGCGTGCGACGAACCCCCAGAAGTCCTCGGCGGCGGTGATGACGGCGTTCACATCGTCCTCGTCGCGCTCGAACCTGATCTCGACCGGCTCGGATTCGCCGATGTCCGCGTACACGTAGCCCCAGCGGAAGCCGGTGACGGCCATGTAATGCGTGACCTGCGCCATGTAGTAATCGGGGGCGATAAGCTCGCCCATATCGTCGTGCCAGTCGGTGCGTCCCCGGTTCGCGTTCGCGGTCTTGATCTCGAGGATGCCCCACGAATCCGAGGCCTCGTCGTAAATGAAACCGTCCAGTGAGGCGTGCATGACCGGGTGGGAGATGGACACGAGGCTGATGTCGGTGCCGTCGATGACCTGGTATTCCGGGTGGAGCTGGCGGAATCTGCGGCGCAGTTCGACCTCCAAGGCGTTGCCCTTGATGATCGCCCACCTGCCGCTGATGTCCTCCGGCTTCTGACGGCCCGTCTTCTCCAGCCACAGCTCATAGGGCGTCGTGTAGGTGTTGAGGCCGAGGATGGTGCTCATATCCGAGCCGCCCACGCCCTCGGTGCGGAAGGCAAGCCAAGCCCGATGACGGCTCTCCTTCGTGGTGCCCGCCCCGCCGAAGCGCCTGAGCGAGAACATGTCGGTGCTTCGGCGGGCCTTGTCGATGGTCATGCGGCTCATAGCTTCTCGCCTCCCATCTGTGTGGAGGCGAGCGCGAGCACCGATGCCATGGCGTGCAATGCGTGGCCGGCTGCCGCGTGTATCTGCGTGCATGGCGTGCCCTGCTGCCCCTGCCTGACCATGGACGCCTCGACTTGCAGGAGCGCGTCGGCGGCGTCGCGCAGGATGCGCAGCCAGCGGGGTGCGAGCAGCCTGATCTCGTCGGTGTCGAGCAGCGACTTCACGCCGGGTTCGATGCTCACGCCGCTCTGGAGCGACGCGATGAACAGGAGGTTGTTGAGGGACTGCGCGTCCGGCTTCGCCGTGAGCGATTCCAGCCCGTACAGCAGCTGCTCGCTGAGTCGTCGCATCGCCATCATCCAGTCGTCGGCGTCGCCGAAATCGTTGGATTCGTCGATGCTGTTCTGGTTCATCGTTGACCTCCGTAAAGATATTCGGCGCGGCTGCACCGGTTCCGCTTGTCTGCGTTCTCCACGTCCTCGCGCCTCCAGCCGATGACGCGGCCGTTCTTCCGAACCGGCTCCGGATAGGGGCTGGGACGCTCCCCGGAACTCCACTTGTAGACCGTCGAACGGCTGTAGCCGGTATGCTCGGCGAGCTGCCTGACCGTGACCAGTCCCGACAGCGCGTTTGAAACCGTTGCACTCACGACGTATCCTTTCTCTTGGGTATTCCTTTCGGGCGGTCCCCGTGCCAGCGGGGACCGTCCTTTTTTGTCGGCTGAAACCTTGTGGTTTCGTGGACGGCCCGGAATCGAACCGGGTCCCGGCCTTTGCCCCGCGTCATGACCCGCGTGATCTCGGCCGGGGGCTACCTGCGCCGCCCGTAAGCGCCGCGCCGGATAGGTTCGACCCCGCAGGGTCCCGGCGCGACACCGGGTTGAGCTCTTTCAGTTATGGTTATTTGGTTTTAACGACTGACCTTTGTCGCCGGCCGCGCGTCGGAAGATGAAGAAGAAACGACGCCCGACCAAGACTTTGTTATTCGCGCTGGGAATCCTCCGGGAACAGCCATCCGACCTGGGAGGCCATGAGCATCAGCACCGGCGCGAACGCGAACACGCCGCACCCGGCGAGCGCCAGCACCGCCACGACCGCGCCCACCGGGTGCGAACAGCCGTCATGCGAGAGGATCCATGCGAGCGCCCGGACGGTGACGCCGAGGCCGGCGAGGGTGAGCGCCAGCAGGCACAGCGCCGGGTAGCGGTCGGTGAGACGTCGGATGGCGGGGCGAACACCGGGGTCGGCAACGGGTGTCCCCATTGCTGTACTGGACCCCGCCGCCCGACGGGACTTGATGTGATGGCCTTGGATGTCATCGACGCGCATCGTCGGCCTCCTTCGCGTCGCGCAATGCGCGGCTGATCTCCCGTTTGATGGATTGCAAGCCGCCCTTGGTGACCCTGACCGCCGTGTGCCCGTCGAGGGTGACCGCGAAGAGGCACGGGTAGCCGGCCGACTCCACGTCCGGGGTGCGCGTGACCGTGAACTCGCGGCCGTCGTTTTCAGTGAGCCGTGCCATCACGCCACCGTCTTCGCTGTTAAGGAAATCATGAAGTTGACTTCGAGGAACAGAATCGCCAGAATCACAATCCAGTAGATGATGGGGTGCTCGTCCGAGAAATACCGGAGTAAGAACCCGACACCCGCAGGTACGATGAGAAACCCGATGGATAAAGCGAATAATGCCGCCGTGTGTGGTAGCGTTTCAATGAATTGTTCCATCACGCCACCTCCCTGCCGGCGAGCGCGGCAGCGATGGCCTTTGACGGGTTGCCGCCTGATTCGACCTGTGCGGCGAGGAACATGCTGAGTGGTATGTCATCTCGGTCGAGGTTGTTGCTGACGGTCTGGCGGACCACGCCTAGGCTCTCGGCGATGGTGGTGAAGTTGGTTTTCGTGAGCAGTACCTGTGCGCGGGTCTGTTTCACGAGTTCCTTTGCCATCTCCTGGTATTTGGTCATTGATGTCGTTCCTTCCGTGGTCCCGTGTGGTTCAGAGGTTCCTGATTCGGTCGAATTCCTCGGCGGTGAGGGTGATGGTCACGTCGGTGATTCCCATGTCCCCGATTCGGACCTCGACCCGGCCATCGGCCAGTCGCCTGACCTTCAGCGGCCTGCCCGGCTCCTCGTGGTTCTCGATTCGGATTTCCTCGCTCATCCCAACCTCCTGTGTTATGTAAGCATTAGCTTACATGTTAGCTCAAGATTACAGATGTAAAAAGTTCGGTGTGTCTCCTCATGCTTACGCGTATTTTTGAAGCATGGCAGCAAGAGTTGAATGGACGGCGGCGGATTACGCCGCAAAAGAAGCGATGGAGCGAATCATCGACGATTCCGCGCTCGCATATCGCGTCATCGCCGAACGTATGGGTGGCGTAGTCAGCCATGTGCGCATTGGGTATATCCATAATGGCGAGAAGTCGCCGGTACGGCTGTCTGAGTTTCTTGCCATCTGTGACGTGTGCGGTGCAGACCCGGTGCAGACGGTGAGGGACATACTTGCCGAAGCTCGCCGCATCGAGGCTGAGCGCGCCGCCGACGAGATGGCCGACCGCATCGTCGCCAATCCCGAACAGTTCGACGTGGCCGCGAACGATAACCCGAACAAGGAAAACGAAGCCACCACACCACGCGAATGAGACCGCCATGAAATATGATGAACTGCTCGCCGAAGCCTCACACCTCGGTGTAAAAGTCCGGGAACGCGAACTGTCGCCTGGACGCTGCGGCTGCTATTACGCCCCCGGCCGTCTCATCATCATCGACGAGACGCTGCCCGACTTCGCCCGGCGTTGCACGCTCGTCCACGAGCTGGTGCACGCCAGACACCACGATCGAGGCTGCGGCACCACCTACGGTGCCAAGGCCGAGAGACGAGCCCGGCGTGAAACCGCGCTCCGACTCATCAACCCGACCGAATACGCAATCGCCGAACGCATGTACGAGGGAGACTCGTTCCTCATCGCCCAAGCGCTCGACGTGACCGTACAGGTCGTGGAGGATTACAAGGAAATGCTGCACGATAGTGTGGCCGTATAAGGAAGGAGAAAAAGTGGGATTGTTCAGCAGAAAGACGCCGGAGGAAAAAGCCCGAGAAAAGGCCGAGTTTCAAGCAAGATTACAGGAGCAGATGGCCGAAGCGAAGGCGAAGGCGGAAGCCGATCGTGCGCTCACTCCCCTCAACGAGCGGATTGCGGAGTTCACCAGCAAGGAAACGAAGGAAACGTATCAGCTGTACAGGCGTGCGATCATCTACAAAAAGGGGATGTTAACGACAGAGGTGCATCCACTGGACGGTGTGACCGTACATCTGGAGTCCGGCACTGAACTCGAAGCCCGCGTCACCGTCACCCGCATACTCCTCGCTGGGCCGTTCGCATGGGCGTTCAAAAAGAAAAAAGGCGGCGAGCGATACATCACCGTGGAGGGGCCGGATTTCGCGATGATAATGGAAGTGCCACGCAAGCAGATTAAAGATGCCATCAAATTCGTAGCGAAAGTCAAAGACGCTGCGGCGAAGGCATCGTGATTTTATGAAAAATCGCCCCACTGACGGTGCAACGTCAGCAGGGCGTGAAGAACCGCCAGACCACCAGAGAAATGGAAAGGAGGACGCTTCGTCCCTAATCCTACACGGGGCGAAGCATACCCGAAAATGCTAGAACAACGTCGGCTGTTCGCCAACACCGCGATGCTCGTGAACCTTGTCGATGGACACATACCGTGTCGTGAGCCGGTTATTCTCGTCCAACGCCTTTTCCACACGCATGTCCACGCGATAAATGTCGTTGGCGCGCATGGCCTCCTCACCGTCGAGCACACGCTTCTTAAACTGCTCGTCCGCCAAGGTGACGAACTGCGTCTTGATGCCATCGGTGATGCGCCATTTTCCGTTCTCGCGGAAGGACACGTCCAACGCCTGGATGACGATTTCCACGGTATCCTCGGTACGCTCCTTCTCCTCGGGATCGTAATGGGAGATAGCGTCGGCTTCCTCCGTGTTCACAGTCTCGTCATGCACTCCGGACTGGAATTGCACGAGATCGACACCGTCGTCCAACGTCGGGGCGATCACGCCTTTGATGGCCTTGATAAGCTCCGGGTTCTTCAACGCCTCCGCAGAAGCCTTCAACTCACGCATTCTCGAACCGTCCGGGAAAGTCATATCCAGGAGGTCGAGCCCGTTCTCGTCCTTGCCGGCATCTTCCACCGTCGTCGGCTTGAAATGGGCGGCGAATTTCTTGGCGAGCTTTACAGCCCCGAAATATATAGCCATCAGGCCGGATGCGTTGACTATCGCGGTCACGCCATTACCGGTCAACAATCCCTCTGCCTCGTTGACGAAATGGAGCAGCAGGTCAATGGTGAAGGATCCCTCACGGGTCGCCTGTGCGTTGAGATGCACGCGAGCCTCGGGAGCCACGTCTTTCTGCATGATGTCGAATGCTTTGGCGAGGGACAGCAGTGCGGGTGCGAGCTGTTTCACATCCATCTCGTGGGAACGCAGGGCCTCACCGTCATAACGCACATACAGGGTATCCGCTTCGGGGCTTTGCCTGACATCAACGCCACGACCGTCGGCGGCAAGTTGCATTTGAGAACCGGCATCGTTCGCATGGATATTCTCTTGGCTCATCATTCCTCCCGCACCGTTTTGTAGGTGCACCAATCGTAACCGGACAACCTTAACAGGACATGAAGAAAGGTCATCAGATGGCGAACGTCACCAGATACAATACCAGCAAAGGCGAGACACGATGGCGCGTGAGGTATCGCAAGCCCGACGGCACGCAAACCGACAAGCGTGGCTTCAAACGCAAATCCGATGCCGTGAACTGGGCGGCGGAGCATGTCACGATAGCCAAAGCGAGGGGAGCGTACATCGACCCGCAGGACGCGAAGACCACCGTGGGGGAGCTGGCCGGCGCGTGGTTGGATGCGAAGCGCACACGAGTCAAACCGAGCTACATGGACGACCTGGAGGACTCATGGAGCGTCTGGGTCAAGCCCGCATGGGGAGACGTGCCCATCGGCATGGTGACCAGAAACGATGTGCAGAAATGGGTTACTGACATAGCGTCGCAGCGCAGCGCCAGCGTCACATTGAGGGCATACGGCATCCTCGCCGGGATCCTCGACAACGCCGTGCGAGACGGCATGATCCACGCGAATCATGCGCGCGGGGTGGAGCTGCCGCGCAAGAAGACCAAAAGGCATGTGTACCTCACCGCGCCCCAGCTGTACTCGCTGGCCGGTGAATGCGGCTGGCGTCGCGACATCATCCTCACACTTGGACTGTGCGGCATGCGCTGGGGCGAGCTCGTGCCCCTGCGCGTGCGCGACGTCGACCTCGACCGGCATCGGATCATGGTTGACGTGAGCGCCCCCATGGTCGGCGGCAAGGTCACTCCGGGGGACACCAAGACCCACGAGGGACGTAGCATCATGTACCCGGCCGTCCTCGACCGGATCATGCACGACCGCTGCGAGGGGCGCAGACCGGACGACCTGCTCTTCGAGGCTCCCGGCCGTCCGGGCGTGTATCTCAAGGAGTTCGGCGCGGCGTCCAGCGGCGACGGATGGCTCGCGTCCGCGCTCCGGCGCGCCGGCATCAGCGGGCACTTGACCCTGCATGATCTGCGGCACACGGCGGTGAGCCTCATGGTCAGCTCAGGAGCCAACGTCAAGGCCGTGCAAAGACAGATCGGGCACAAGAGCGCGGCGATGACGCTCGACACCTACGCGGATCTGTTCGAGGCTGATCTGGACAAGCTCGGCGAGCGCATGGGCGAGATGCTGCTGCGTGAGAGTGTGGGCAAAATGTGGGCAGACGATACGGCGGAGGCCGCGTAATCTGCACGGGAGTAGGGCTGTCGGGTTTCCCTTTTGCGGGTTCGACTCCCGTCATCCGCTCCACTTCCCTCAATGTCGAGGCTGCGAATCCTAATCATTCCAACGATTCTTGATTATGTGAATACCTGCTCAATCACATAGGTGCTGCTGGAATGTTGTCACCGTGTTGTCACGGGGCGCATGAAGGGGATCTAGAGGGAACGACATGAGTTGCATCAGCGAAAATGACTGAAGAAAGTGATGTCAGAAATAGTTGGGGGTTACACCACGTTATGGCCCGTTCGGCGTGTCGGAGGCCAGTTGCTCCGCCAAACGTCCGAAGGGATCTCGAACCCGTAATGACGTCCTGTTTGACGGCATCTCTATTGGCCCGGACTGTCATGAGGCCGCCCATTGGACTTAGGGTATGGCTACTTGGACAATGTGAGCGTGTGGTGAGCGCTGAGTTATGCGGATGGGCGTCGGCCATACTATTGCCCTCGCTCCTGTCGGCATGACTTCCACTCACAGTTTTCACATGCCGCTTTTCCGGCGCTGGGCATCGAGACCCGGGTGTCAAAATGTGTCCGGTATGGATGGCCCATCGTGTTGCCGGCTGTGATGCAGACGTGGGACACGATGGGCCATAGATTGCTTTTTGTATGAGCGTTATGCGTATATATCGACGATGCGCGCGATTGTATCCTCGACGTCCGAGAACTGTTCCTCATGGTCGCCGTCCAGCACGGTAATCACCGTGCTCATGAGGGAATTGCCGTTCCCATCGATTCCGGAAACGTATTTTCTGCCGATATGGATGATCTTGCCGTCCTTTTGCAGTGTGAGGTATTGGGGTTCGGCTGGTTTCCACTCGAGATATAGTCTGCCTACCCTTGTCTTCAATGTGCGTTGGACGTCGGGGATCACGTTTTTCAGTTCCTCGCATATCACGCAGGAGGCAAGCTCGCGGTTGATGCCGTTCAGCTGGGTCTTTTCGCCTGAGGGTAGGTAGCAGATGCCGTCCACGACACGGAATTGCCAAAGAGACCCGAAGTATTCATGGGACCACAATCCCTTTTCCTTGATGAGAGACTTGGCATGGACGTCGGTGCGTTCCTCGTCCCATACGTACTCGTCGGCGATCGCGGTGAGAGCGTCGACGACGTCTTGGCGTCCCAGCTGCTTGTCCCCGATGCGGTCAAGAACGTCATCGCATAGCCTATGGAATAACTCGCGTTTCCCTGAGGAAGCCCTTAGCATATTCCTCCAGCCAAGGGTTCGCGCATGGTTTCTTGAATCGACGAGGTAGCTGAGGTTGCCTTCCCTCATCGAGTAATCCCCCTTGGTCAGCAGGGCTCTTCGGACATCGATGAGCAGAGACGTGTCCGGCAGATTGGTGTCCTGCCGTTCGAACGCCATTTTCGTGAGCTCCAAGTACTTGTCGAATGCATCGAGGACATCCGGATCATGGGACATGGTTTCGACGTTGTCTCTTGTGATGCCGGCGAAAGAGAGCAGGAAGTCGATTTTCCCCTCGAAATATGGGATTTCCTCGGCCTTGTGCAACGGTTCGGACCATTGCGGGGCATTGGCCCGAAGCCATGCCTTCAATTCCTCCTCGTCAATCTGGTCCTTTGGCGTGAATCCCGTGTCGCCGGGGAACGTCGCGAGGTATGAGGTCAGATCGTCGGCATGGTCGGAGTAACGTTCGACCATGCCGACGGCCTGTGCGTACAGGCCAAGCGTGTTGTAACCCTGCCACATCGTCGCGGCATTGGAAAGGTGCCGAATCACCCGTATCCACTCGGTCCAAGATTGTTCCTCGGGCCTTTTGCCTTGGTTCATAACGCCGTCGAGGTATGCGACGGCGGCTTCGAGCCTCATGCGCGTGCTGTAGCTCTCCGCTTTCCCGTCTATGGAGCTCGAGGCCATTACAATTTCCGGGATTCCGGGCAATGCGTCGTCGCCGGACACGTGATCGAGGATGCGTTCGAGGCGGACTAGAGTACGACTGTCGCAGACGGAGCCTCCCTCTGTTCTCAGGTCCTTGTTGTATTCGTCCAAGCTTCGATGCCGAGTATCCGCCAGGTCCACGCCCTTCATCGAGTATTCGGTGTTGATCCTTGGCGATTTCTTCGCCTTTCCCGCCCATTGGTTCCAGAGGAACCAATTGAGGAAACCCATAAACCGCATGTCGTATTCGTCACGTTTCTCGGTTGGGACACTTCCCTTGAAGCTCCAGAAGAAATCGGTCCATTCCTGGTCGAATTTCCGACAGAACTCCTCGTAGTGCTCGGGAGAGAATTCTGCCTGGGCTTTCTGCTCCAGTTCCGCCTTGATGTTCTCGAAATCGCTCAGTTGCTTGCCTCGGGCGTTCATCTTGATATACAGGTCGTCGCCGTTGCCAATGTCGTTCACGTCGAGCCATTCGAATCGGATCGGGCAATCGTCGCCGGTCAGCAGATCCCAGACCCCATGCCGTGTCATCCTGCGTTCGTCGATGTCGTCGAGCACTTCGAGCGCGGAGAGGATCGTGGGATCATACATGAAGTCCGGGCGGAACCAGCGCTTGTCCCGAAGGTACTCCGACAGTTTGCACATGGGCGTTCGGTCGGCTGTCCATTGTGCAATCTGCTGGATGACGTCGGGTTCGCCGATTCTGGCGAAGAAATCGGAGGACGTCTGTCTGGTCTGATAGGAGAACCTGCCTAGGGTTTGCGCGTCGCCGTCAAGCTCCGGCGCGCGTTCGCCGTCACCGGCATTGGCGACGGCCATGACCAGGGCAAGCCAATGGATGAGGTATAGGGTGGTCAGGCGCTGCTGACCATCGAGCGGAACGAACAGCTCAACGTCACAATCATCACTTCCCTCGATCTGCCCGTAGATGAAGTTCAGGCTCATCGGGGTGCGGTCCGAAATGTGGGTCTGGATGTCATCAAGCATACCGGTGCGGGCATTCGCCGATTGGACGTCGCCTCGTCCCTGCACATAGTCGCGCTGTATCGCGGGGATGCGAATGGAGTAGTGCTTGAGCAGACGCCAGAAGCTCATGGTGTTCCCGCCATTGTCGATTCCCGCGTTCATTTCGTCTCCTCTTCCTCCAGATAGGATTTCAACGTGGCGATGATGCCGTGGGGGCCGTCGAGATAGCCTTCGCGGTCCTCATGGCTCCAGAAGGTGAAGTCGTTGGGATTGTCAGTGTAGTATTTGAGGAAAACGTTTTTCGTGCATGGGGGCACGAAAGTGGTGTCTCTATCGGCATCGATGATCCAACGGCGTTTTTCGATGAAGCTGGCTTTGCCGTATCCGCGGTTGAGCTTGCTTGACAGAAGGACCATATTGTCGATGCTGTCCTGGTCGCCCAGTTTGTTCTCGATGAGAGTCTGGCGCCGTGTCCAGAAATCGTCGCATGTCTTTTCGCTGAAATCCTTGCGGTCGAGGAATTCTCGGATGGCATCGACCTCGTTGGCGCCGTCCCCGCTTTCCTCTCCCCTCGTGGCGTTGGAAAGCAGGCCCAGCACACCTTCGAAGAACATCCTTCGGCTCTCTGAGGGCGATGTGATTCGGGAACCGTTGCCGTTCACCTCCTTGTCCGTGGGCGGTCCACCCGCCGTCGCATGAACGTGTTCCAGATCCCATCGTTCCCTCTTATAGCGGTCGAATGGGAATCTCATGAGGGCCCCCGTTGACGCGTTGAGCGTCAGCAGGTTGAACAGAAGCAGCGCATTCCTGGTTTTGTCGCTGTCGTTGTACGTGAGGTCGGGTATCTGCTCAAGGTCAATGTCCTTGCCAATGAGTGTGCGGAGCCGTCCGCGTAGTTCAGACTTGTCGCAATTGGACAGTTGCGCGTACAGGTCCAGCACGTCGGTTTTCTTGTCTGTTTTGCGTCTTGCGACAAGATAGCCGATGAGGTGGTAAAGCTCGCGGTTCTCGAACCAGTATTCAAGGTTGGCGAAGATCTCCTTGCATGAACGCCACATGTCACGCAGAAGCGTTTGACATCCATTGTCATGCCCGCCGCCGTACACATGGTTGAACACAGCGTAACGGTTGTGCGTGTGATCGATGGCTGGGGCGTCGTCCTGGGCTTTGAGCCATATGTCCAGAATGAGGTCGATCCGTGTTTGGTATTCGCCTTCGATGTCATTGGTCAGGAAGCACCATAGTGCGTCGTCCTGCAGCCGATGCTCCATGCGGTCCCATTCGTTGGCTACGGCGCGTTTCTCGTTGGCGTCGAAGCCATCGTCGGATAGCAGCAGACCCTTGACCAGCTCCGCGTTGGTCAGGGGGATCTTGCCCACGTTGATTTTGCGGAAAAGATCTATGGATTCGTCCTTGCCGGACGTTATCTCGTACCAGATGACCTTCGTGCGCCTGCGGAAAACGCTCAGAAAATTGAACATGTCTGGGCGGTCTTTCCCATGTTCTCTGGCCCAATTCCTCATGGTCTCAAGGGCGAGGGCCATGTGGTGGAAATCCGGGTTGTCTTCCGCATGTTCCGGTGTTGCTGGGGAATCCGCGTTCAGGGAATGCAGGAATTCCCGTGAATCTGGCCTGGTCGCATAGGCAATGGAATAATTGCCGCCGCTTTTGAAAGGATCGGAATATTGCATCAGGAGCAGCAGCGTCGTTAGCCGCTGTTGTCCGTCGATAACCTCGTATGACCCGTCTTCCCTCGGTTTCACGACGATTGGCTGAAGGCAGTAGTCGTGATGGATGGTTTGGGTGTCGAAGAACACGCTCAGGTCGTCCATGAGCGCGGAGACCTCCTCTTTGCCCCATCGATAGCCGCGTTGATATGACGGGACGAAGAACCTGTATGGCTTGTTGCTGTCCTCGGGATTATGTTGAAGATCCTCGATTGATTTCATGGATATGGATGTGTCCGTCATCGTTACCTTCTTTTCAAAACCACTTGTTTTTCCGTGTTTCGCATATGGTTCCATGATATGGGCAATGCGTGCCGATTGGAGCGATTGGATGACAGATGACAGAGCATGTTTGCGGGTCCTCGGCGCGATGGACTTTGTTTAGGTGGAATGGCGGCGTCCTAAAGGGAATTCGGAGGACGTTATTCAGCTCAAAAGTCATCTTCCGCGTTCAAGGTCTCTGCTGCTGCGATTCTGTTGCTGATGGACGTGGCTACGTCGTCGAGATCGGTGTCGAATAGGTCTGCATAGGTGTCCAGCGTCATGGCTGCGTTCTTGTGCCCGAGCATGCGCTGGACGGCCTTGACGTTGGCTCCGGAGCTGATGGCGATGGAGGCTGCTGTGTGGCGAAGATCATGGCAGGTCAGCGTCGGGACGCCGGAATCGCGCAGTGCTCTTGCGTACCAGCCGTGGTTTTTCGCGGACTGCTCGCGTAGACGACCGCCGGAGGGATCCCATACAATCCGGAGGCCGATGACAATGCGGCATTCCCCGACGATGGGTTCTGGAATCCAAGGACGAGCCTACGGGAGATCAAGGATTACGCGGTCAGCAGGCTTGTGTCTCCAGATGCGGTGCTTGCCGTGACGCTCTGTCGCATCATCGCGGCGACACCTCCTCATGTGGTGCTGCCTCCGACCATCGGATCGGATTACGGTTCGTTGAATTTCGGCGTGGTGATTCTCGGCAATCCGGGGCCGGGCAAGGATGCGGCCTTCGGCGCGGCGAAGGCGCTGGTGCCGGACATACGTGACGCTCCGGTGACCAGCGTGGCGAGCGGGCAGGCCATCAGTGCTCTGTTCGGACAGCGCGTGCAGGAGGATGGCAGGTTCAGATTGGAGTGCAAGTCCCCTCGCGCCATGCTCAGGTATTCCGAAGCGTCTAATTTCAGGGCGCTGTCGAGTGCAAGGGAAAACAATCTCCAGCCGGAGGTGCTATCGCTGTTCTCGGGGCAGCAGATTGGCGACTACACCAAGAACAGAGAGCTGTCCGTGACCATTCCTGAACATGGGTACAGGGCGGTAGTGGTGATCTCCGCGCAGCCGTCGATGATGGGAATGTTCGAGGCCGGTGTCGGCGTGGGCTTCCAACAGCGATTCCTCTACGTCTCCGCATACAGTGACAGGCTCAATGTCCGTGCCATCGACGAGGAAGCGGTCATGCTTTCCTCATTGAGGAAGTTTCCCTATGACACAAAGCTATTGCCTGAAGATTATCCCATTGAGCAAATGAACCGGCTCTACGAGTGCGGAAGCTATGCCAGAGCTAACGAATCCACGCCAGAAACCAGCCATCTGAGAATGCGAGCCATGAGATTGCCGTCCGCTGTGGAACGCGAGATCATCGCAGATAAAATACGTGTCAACAGGGAGCGAGGAGGGAATCCGCGCAGGGCGCACGGTATGTATCTGCAAACAAAGCTGGCGGCGGCGTTCCGCCTGCTCGAAGACCCGCAGTCGTCTGCAATCACGCAGGAAGATTGGGATCTTGCAGACATGATGATGCAGTGCTCGCGCAAGTGTTACGAGGAGAACCTGCGGGAATACAAGAGCGAGAATCTCAATCGTCGCGCCGATTGCAAAGAGGAGGACGAGTTGATTCGTGAGCAGGTCGATATTCGCGCCCTCCGTGCCACCGAAAAACGCATCGTCGAGCTGCTGGAAAGCTCGGCCCAAGAGTCTGTCTCTAGGGCAGAGATATCACGGTCTCTATCGAAACGGCAAAAACTATTCATGGATGAGGCATTGGAAAACCTGACAGCTTCAGGAGTGATTAAATGCGGCAAAGGCAGGCGAGGCGGGGATCGATATTCGCTTATCTAG